GTTGAGTGATACTAATATGGTTTATAAGGTTGGAAGTTCTTTCTATCCAAATGATGCTAATGCTTATACTAGTACGAAAGATAGACAGGGTGGATATGGTAACAGATTTGCAGGAAATTACCTGTTAGATTTGGGGCATACACCAGTTACAACTACTGCTTATTATGATGCTACAACATCTTCACAAAATGATAATTATGTTGTTGGTGGTGTAACTAGTGGACATGCTATTGCTAGTTCCAATAGTTATCAATTAGATTTGAATATCTTTAGATCTGCAATTGATACTAATTTCGCTGTGATGGCATATAGGCATCCAGATAAATCAGCAAACTATATTACTGATAAGCAATATCAAACATATATCCTTCATAACTTTACTAATAGTATTTGGGATTTGGATTATGTTTATCTTGGAGGTCGTACTGATATCCTTGTAGGAGCAACAACTGAACCTGAATTAACATTTAGAACATATGGTACTGGTGATGTAAGTTCTAGTTACTATTATCAAAATAGAAGGCTTGCTGAATACGGTTACTATCCTACTGATTCAAATGATAGAGGACTTCCTTATAAGGATTCTATCTATAAAGCAGTTTCTGCAGATGAATATGGTACTGCAGAAGAAGTTGGAATCTACTATAGAAACAACTCAAATGCTGCTAACCTTATGAATAGGGGTCGTGGTGGTGCATTAGTTAACTCTGAAAGGCAATCAAAGGTAGATGATAATGCAAACTATGGTGCAGTTATTAAGGGTATTCCTCTTAATACTAAACTTATACCTTGCCCATATTACATACCAGATGACTTTGCATTAGTTCAGTTTGATTATGCTTCTCCAGATGCTTTAATCCAAATGTGGGATACAGTTACTGTTAGTGGTAGTGAGGTTTATACTGTTATTACTGCTTCTTATAATCAGACCAACAGGACTCGTGGAGTCGCATTCTGTGCTAGGACTACCTAATGGCAAATTATAGTTATACCGCAGCACTGTCTGGGACGAAGACTACTGCTATTACAGGCACTGCCTCAACAGCAAATGTAGGAATAAACACTGCAACTACACCTTGGAATCCAAGTGTTAGTAGAGGTGATGTTAGTCTTAATGCTCATATTGCAGGTGTTCCAGGTGATTTAGTATTAAGTACTACTGGATCTATTGGGGTATCTACAGCATCACTGTATACAGAAACTGTCCCTGGATGGTTAACTGGTAGAAGACCTACTACAGGTCAACTATATCCTCGTGGTGTCTTTAATAAATAAGTAAAAACTCTGTTTAAACAATGTCTGCTATCATAACTGATCAAATTAGAATATTGAATGCAAAGAACTTTGTTTCAGGAGTTTCTAGTTCGGTTAATTCTTACTACGCTTTTGTAGGTCTTCCTAATCCAACATCTATTGCAGATGACTGGAACGATAATCCTCCAAGTCCTACTGATAATTTGGATAGGCATAATGCGTATTGGGATACCATTATTGGTATGAAAAAAATCACATCGAGTGATGTAAAGCAAGTTGTAAGAAAAGTTACGTGGTCTTCTGGTTCTACATATGATTATTATAGGCCAGATTATAGTATTTCGAATGTTCCAAAGAATTCAAATGGTGTTTCATTATATTCCGCAAATTATTATATAATTAATAGCGACTATAGAGTTTATATTTGCTTACAGAACGGTACTACTCCAGAGACTCCTGATGGAAAACCATCTTTGGATGAACCAACATTTACAGATTTAGAACCAAGGGCTGGTGGAACTAGTGGAGATGGATATATTTGGAAGTATCTTTATACAATTAAACCATCAGATCTAATTAAATTTGATTCAACTGACTATATGCCAGTTCCTGCTGATTGGGAAAATAATACTAATGATGCTGGAGTTAGAGATAATGCAGTAGATGGTGGAATTAAAGTTGTTGTAATTAAAGATAGGGGAACAGGTATTGGAACGGCAAACAGAACTTATACTAGAGTTCCAATTAAAGGGGATGGTAGTGGTTCAGAGTGTACTGTTGTAATTAATTCCGACCAAGCAATAGAAAGTGTAACTATCTCTAATGAAGGATCTGGTTATACTTATGGTAATGTTGATTTGGCAGCAGGATCCGTTCCTACACCAGATACTTGGCCTACTCTTGATGTAATTATTTCACCTCAAGGTGGTCATGGAAAAAATATTTACCGTGAATTAGGTGCTACTAATGCATTAATGTATGCCAGAATTGAGAATGATGCAGAAAACCCAGACTTTATAACCGGAAATGAGATTGCTAGGATAGGAATTCTTGAGAATCCAAAATCATATGGATCTTCTTCAATACTTACTATAGATAAGGCAAGTGCTTGTTATGCGATGCGTTTAGTAGGTACTGGATACAGTTCTGCTACCTTTACTGCTGATAGTGTTATCACTCAAACGACAGGTACTGGTGTTACTGCTATTGGTAAGGTTGTTAATTACGACCAAACTACTGGAGTTCTAAAGTATTGGCAAGATAGAACTATGGCAGGATTTACCACCACTACATCAACAACTGCTGGAGTTGCGGTTACGGATCCCCAGTATGGTTATGAGATAACAAGGTTTAGTGCAAGTATTGCAGAAGGTGGAACTTTTGCTATTGTTGGTACTACTTCAGGATTGACGATTTCTACTTCATTTAGCGGTCTCTCAACCTCAATAAATAATAAAACATATTACCTTGGTCAGTCTTTCACAAAAGGTTTGTCGAATCCAGAAGTTACCAAATATTCTGGAGATATCATTTATCTTGATAATCGTCCCGCTATTAAGCGATCTTCTAATCAGAAAGAAGACATTAAAGTTATACTGCAGTTCTAACTAACTATGGCCCAACAAACCAATCTAAACGTTTCGCCGTATTTCGACGATTTTAAAGCGGACAGTAATTATCATAAGGTTCTTTTTAAGCCAGGTTATCCGGTTCAAGCAAGAGAATTGACTGGTTTGCAGTCGATTCTGCAGGATCAAGTAGATAAATTTGGTCAACATTTTTTCAAGGAAGGTGCAAAGGTAATTCCTGGTAATACTGCATATACTAGGAATTATCATGCTGTAGAAATAAATAATACTCATTTAGGATTTCCTGTAGATTATTATATTGAGCAATTAGAAAAAAGAAAAATAGTTGGACTACAATCTGGTGTAACTGCAATTATTGATAAGATATTAAAATCAAGTGAGTCTGAACGTGGAAGTTTAACTCTTTATATCTCATATATTTCAACAGGTAGTGTAGAAGGTGCTGAAGTAAAAGAGTTTCTAAATGGTGAACTTCTAACAGCAGATACAGATATTCTTACAGGACCCGAAAATAACCCATTTATACCTTCTGGTGAATCTTTTGCTTCTGCAATTGCAACAAATGCATCATCTAAAGGATCAGCATTTTCAATAACAAGTGGTGTTTATTTTGTAAGAGGGACTTTTGTAAATGTAGAAGATGAAACAATTGTAGTAAGTCAGTATGACAATTCTCCAAATTGTAGAGTCGGTTTAAAGGTTAGTGAAGAGGTTATTAATTCTGATGAAGATGAATCTTTAACTGATAACTCAAAGGGATTCAATAACTATGCTGCTCCTGGAGCAGATCGGCTTAGAATTAAGTGTAGTCTATTCTCAAAACCAATAGATGACTTTAATGATGCTAATTTTGTTGAATTGGCAGAAATTAAAAATGGAGTATTGAGATCACAAACCAAGAGTACTCAATATAGTATGATTGGCGATGAACTTGCTCGTAGAACATATTCGGAGTCTGGTGATTATACGACTAAATCATTTTCTGTAACACCAAAAGAATCTTTAAATGATGGAATGGGAAATGGTGGTGTATATGATAAAGGTGAATTTTCATATCAAGGAACTTTAGCATCTGAAGATCTTGCACAGTATGCAATTTCTCCAGGAAAAGCATTTGTAAAAGGATATGAAGTAGAGACAATTAGTACTACATACTTAGATTGTCCAAAACCAAGAACATCAGAAACATTATATCAGCAAGGAATAAATTATAATACTGGAAGACAATTACAAGTCAATGGTGCATATGGTTTACCTGAAGTAGGTATTGGTAACACATATATTATTAGTTTAAGGGATCAGAGAGTTAATGCTACTAGAAGAACAGCAGATGGTGAAGCGATTGGTGTTGGTAGAGTTTATGATCATTCATTAAATGGTGGTTCATTTAATAGTTTAACTACGAATGCAAACGAATGGGATCTTACTCTTTATGATGTTCATACATTTACTAAAGTAACATTAAATCAAGCAACTACACTTTCTGTACCAACATTTGTAAAAGGAAAATATAGTGGTGCTACTGGTTTCTTAAATGCTGCTGTTAGTGCTTCTACATCATTGGTTCTTTATCAGACAGAAGGAAAATTTGTACCAAATGAACCATTTATATTTGATGGTATAGAAGATTCTCGTGTTTCAGTTGCAATAACATCTTATGGATTAGAGAATGTTAAGTCAATTTACGGTGGTCCTGATTTAGGGAATGTTGGATTTGCTAGAACATTTAATGCAGATACTGTCCAAGAAAACGTATGGACTATAGGAGATGCTAAGGTTGGTCCAAGAGATACTGCATCTGGAATTAGTACAATTACTGCTACTAATCCACTTTTCCCAGGAGGAGTTTTAAGAGTAAATGATCTTCTTACTTTTAGTGGAACTGCGGTAAACTCGACTCTTGGAGCGGGAAATACTGTCACAACTGTAAAAGTTACTGGTATTAGCACAAATTATATTAATGTAACTGGTATTACTACTGTTAGTGGTGTTGCTGATGGTTATCTACCTCAAGTTGGAGTTGCTACAGTTAGTGTACCTGATTTAACTCTTATACAAACTAAGTTAGGTGGTCAACAGGACAATACTCTATACACTAGAATGCCAAGGCAGTTAATCTCTAATGTAGATTTAACTGATAGCGTATTGGTTATTAGAAAACCCATTTCGGTTGTTATTAATGCATCAACTAATGCATTATCAGAAACAATTAATGCTGGTGCAAATGAAACATTCCAACCATTCAGTAACGATAGATATACGTTAATACGGGCAGATGGTACTTATGAAATATTAACAGCAGATAAGTTTACATTTACTAGTTCAAATAATAAACTATTAATTAGTAATGTTGGAGTTGATTTAAGTAATAATGAAGATGCAACTTTAATTGCAACTTTAGTAAAAACTAAACCAACAGCGAAGATAAAGAGAAAGAATAAAGTAAATACTGTTGTTATCAACAAATCAAATCTTGTTGGATCTGGTGTTGGTGCAACAACATTAAATGATGGATTGAGTTATGGTAATTTCCCATATGGTACGAAAGTTCAAGATGAAGAAATTTCATTAAATTGTGCAGATATTATAAAAATTCATGCTGTTTTTGAATCTGATGATACTTCAGAACCATCTGCTCCAAAACTTACTTTGGCATCTATAACTGGACCTAGTGGAAAAACATCTGACTTATCTGTAGGTGAAAAGGTTACTGGACAGTCATCTGGTGCAATAGCAATATATGCAGAAAGGGTTAGTGATACTCAGATTTCATATATTAGTTTAAATGGAAGTGAGTTTACTACAGGAGAAACACTTACATTTGAAGATTCAAAACTAGAAGCAATTGCATCTGTATTGGTAACTGGGAGTCCCAATGTTTCTTCAAACTTTACTTTTGATAGTGGACAAAAGGGAACTTTCTATAATTATGGAACTATTACAAGGAAAGTAAATGCTAGAAAACCATTAAAGAGTTTGAAAGTATACTTTGCAAATGGTTATTATGATACATCAGATAAGGGTGATATTACTACAAAGAATTCTTATGATAATATGCACTATATTGATGATATTCGGTCTGTAAATGGAATTAGAAATACTGATTTAATTGATATTAGACCAAAAGTATCTAATTACACTGTTGCTGAAGATGTAAGATCACCATTAGAATTCTATGGTAGAACGTTTGATGGAGCAGGAAATTCAGCTGCTAATATCTTAGCATCAAATGAAGTAATTCTTACCGATTTTGATTATTATGTTGGAAGAATTGATAGAATTTTCTTAACTAAAGAAGGTAAATTCCAAATCCAATATGGGGATCCATCTGAAAAGATGACAGAACCAGTAGTAATCGATGATGCAATAGAGGTTGCTACTGTTCAATTATTGCCATATATGATTGATCCAAAAGGTGGTACAAGGATAGAATTCTTGAATCATAAGAGATATCGGATGTCCGATATTAAAAAACTTGAGGATAGAATTAAGAATTTAGAATACTATACTAATCTATCTCTTCTTGAGACAAATACTTCAAATATGTTTGTTCCAGATGCAAATGGACTTAATAGTTTTAAATCTGGATTCTTTGTTGATAACTTTACTAGTTTCTTACCTCAAGAGAGTGGTTTGGATATCAAGAATAGTATTGATATGCAGAATAAAGAATTGAGACCACAACACTATACAAATTCTATTGATTTGCAGACTGGTCCAGTTGAAGGGGTATCTGATTCAGAAGATAAAGCATTCTTACAACCAGAAGGAACAAATATTAAAAAATCTGGAGATGTTGTTACTTTAGATTATACTGAAGTTGAATGGTTAAAGCAATCTTTTGCTACTAGAGCAGAAAGTATTACTCCATTCTTAGTAAGTTTCTGGCAGATGTCTATGGAGTTAACTCCAGCATCTGATACATGGGTAGATACTGCAAGAATTGAGGCTAAAATTATTCAAACTGAGGGTAATTATGCTCAAACAATGGCAGACAATCCCAATGTAGACCCTCAAACTGGTATGGGTCCAATGCTATGGAACTCTTGGGAA